CTTTTAGAAGTAATCGAACAAGATTTTAACCGTGAACTTAAACGCAATAAAAAAATAAAAAAACTAAAAAAAATGGTCGAGTCGAAAAAAGCGACATATATCCAAGCTAACCAATACGCAACGGAAGTCGGCGCCATTTTAGCGAAGGTATTTAAAGAGCGTATTAACTCGAACATTTTACCCGATGGAAAAATGTATTACAACATAGCCGAAAGAATTTTGACACCTACACTAACCAACAATCACGAAATCGTGACGAAGTTGTCGGCAGAAATACAAGAGCATTTGAATCAATCTATCGGACTCGGATTGAAAGGAATTGAAGCTGAAGTGAATCAATTTCGAATCGAAAGCATTATCAACCGAGTTGTTGCCGAGGAAAAGTTTGACGATGTTGCGTGGATACTACAAGAGCCGATTATCAACTTTACACAATCGGCGGTCGATGCGACGATAAAGGCTAACGTCGATTTTCAAGGCGAATCGGGGTTACATCCGAAAATCATCCGAACAGTTCATGGCGCTGATCCGTGCGACTGGTGCTTGGAAATGGCGGGCACATATAAATATCCGAATGTACCGGACGGAGTTTATGCAAGGCATGACCGATGCAGATGCACCGTCGAGTATGACCCGGGCGACGCAAGGAGACAAGACGTATGGACTAAAGAATGGAGGTCGTAATATGTAGATGACAAAACGAATAGGTTCACAGACACCTACACGCTCCGTCATTTTACCTTACGATAATTCGCTAGGTGACGAAGCGATTAAATTATACGAAAAGTCAGGAAGGACAGCATACGATTGGCAACGGTTTTTAGTTGATGCCATGTTAGCTAAAAACGACGAAGGTTTATGGACTCATATACAGTTCGGCTATTCGATTCCCCGACAAAACGGGAAAAACGAAGTCGTCGCTATACGAGAATTGAAAGGTTTGTTTGACGGTGAACGCATTTTACACACCGCACACCGAACGACAACAAGTGCTGCCGCCTTTAATCGACTAGTCGCAATTTTGGAAGAAATGGGATATAAAGCACAAGAGGATTTCCACCACATCCGAGCAACCGGGCGGGAGCATATAAAATTATACGAAACAGGCGGACAAATCGACTTTCGTACGCGCTCATCCACGGGCGGACTTGGAGAAAGCTTTGATTTGTTGGTCATTGATGAAGCGCAAGAATATACGGACGACGAACGAAGCGCACTCATGTACACGATAGCGGCTAGCCTGAACCCGCAGACGGTCATGACAGGAACACCACCAACACCATACTCAAGCGGTACGGTCTTTACTAATTTACGAAATAATACGTTAAACGGCGAATCAGAAGATACAGCTTGGGCCGAGTGGAGTATCGAAAAAGAAGCTGAGGATGTACGAGACAAAGATTTATGGTACCAAGCTAACCCTAGTTTAGGTTTGCGAGTATCCGAACGAAACATACAATCCGAAGTCGGCAATGATGATTTAGATTTTAATATACAGCGTTTAGGATTGTGGATACAGTACAATCAGAAATCCGCAATATCCGAAAACGAATGGGAAGAATTAAAAGTCGATAAACTACCAGAATTTAAAGGTAAGTTATTTGTTGGTATCAAGTATGGTTATGACGGTGCAAACGTGGCAATGAGTGTAGCAGTAAAAACTGTTGATGATGATGTTTTTGTGGAGACAATCGATTGTCAGACGATACGTAACGGCAATGGATGGATCATACATTTTTTAAGAAATGCAGACGTCCAACAAGTTGTTATCGACGGTGCGAACGGTCAAAACATTTTAGCCGAAGCTATGCGACAAGCCGGACTTAAAAAGCCGGTATTACCGACCGTTAAAGAAATCATCGTCGCAAATGCAATGTTTGAACAAGCACTATTCCAACAGACAATAAAGCATAAAAGCCAACCGTCATTGTTTCAAGTAGTAACAAATTGTGAAAAAAGAAATATCGGTAAATACGGTGGTTTTGGTTATAGATCACAAGTTGAAGAAAATGATATTGCACTAATGGACTCGATGATTTTGGCTCATTGGGCATGTGCAGAAGCGAAAGAAGTTAAGAAGCAAAGAATTAGGTATTAGGGGGTTATCTTATGGAATATAAAATAGTGGTCGCAAATGGAGATAACGAAGAAGAGTTAATTGTTTTAGGTGTCGAAAGAGTGGATATATCAAACTATGAATATGGATTTATAGGTAAAGATGACGTGTTACTTTTTAGTAGTCCAATGGATACAACTAAATATGTTATTAAAATAGGTTAAGGGGTGGCGCAACATGAATGACAAATACGCTAAAGAAATCGCAAAAGAATTGAAGTTGATTCGTAAAGAGTTAGGAAAGCTAAACCGAAAGGAGTGCTGTAAATGATTTTAAGTGAACGTGAAATGCAAATGGCTCGAAGTTTAGCACGTGATTTAGTTAGAGTTCAAAGGGAAAAAGAACGCATGTATAAGTTGGAACAGCGCCAATCGTTGGAACGTTCATTTGAAACGTTCGGCAGGGCAGTTAAAATAGCGCAAGATGCAGTTATAGAAGGGTACGTTAAACCTATTTTGAGAATAAGAGAATCAATCATGAGGGGCTTCAATCAATAGAAAGGAAGTGATCGCTATGTTACGTGTAAATCATAGCATATCTGATTGTTATTAGGAGTGAATGGAATGAAAATGTTTAATCCTTTTAAACAAGAATATGAAGAAGTGACACCTTACAACATGTGGGAACTACAGGCTTATGAACTATTTTTGGAAGGTTATAGTGCAGAAGAAGTGGCAACGAGCACGATATTAACATTGGCAGAAACAAGAAGATTAGAGGAACGAATCAAAACTTTGTCCTAGGCATGACGTTATAAAAGGCTTATTTTTTATGCGCAGTTATGCGACAAATAACAAACCTTACGGGGTTCGTAACCTCGATAAAAAACGTAAAGGATGATTATTGATGAATAGAGAATTTTTAAAAGAGTTAGGTTTAGAAGATGATGTAGTTGATAAAGTGATGGCCGAGTATGGTAAATCGATTCAAGATTTAAAGCCGGCGAAGGAACAACTTGAATCGGTACAATCGGAAAAAGCCCAACTTGAGGAGCAGTTGCAAAATTTACAGCAGACCTTATCGAGTAAAGACGAGGAATTAAAGTCAATCGATGATTTAAAAAAGCAAATCAAATCTTATGAACTAAACGAATTAAAAACGAATGTAGCAATCAAAGCGGGAATACCGCTTGAACTTGCCGGACGACTAAGTGGCGAAACAGAAGATGAAATTAAGGCAGATGCTGAAAAGATTGCCGGATACGTGCAACAGCAACAGCCGACACCACCACTACGTCCGACAGAGCCGAAAGACGTTGACAGTAAAGACGCTGGATTATTAAAAATGCTAGACAATATAACAAATAATGAATAAGGAGTTTGATTAATATGTCAGATAAAACTTTAAAACATGGTGATTTATTCCCTCACGAAATCGTAACGGATATTTTTAGTCGAGTGAAAGGGCACTCAACGTTAGCTAAATTATCTAATCAAGAGGCTATCCCTTTTGCTGGAGTCGAAGAATTTATCTTTAACCTAGAGGGAAATGCGCAGATTGTCGGAGAAGGTCAGGCTAAAAAAGAAGGAAAGGCAACGCTTGAATCGAAAGTAATCAAGCCTGTTAAAATTCAATACCAAGCACGTATTACTGACGAATTTAAGTATGTAGCGCAAGAAAAACAATTGAACTACTTGCGGTCGTTTGTCAATGGGTTTGCGGTTAAAATTGCGCAAGCGTTTGACATTGCAGCGCTTCACGGATTAGAGCCACGATCCATGACAGATGCAACATTTAAAGAAAACAACAGCTTTGACGGATTGGTCACGGAAAACGTAATCGAGTACAATGCCGACAACATCGAGGATGATATTGATACAGCGGTCCAAACGGTCATTTCTTATGACGGTGACGTTACTGGTTTAGCATTATCACCGATTGCCGCATCGGCGCTCGGAAAAGTTAAAGTTAACGGAGTGGTACAATATCCGGAGTTTCGTTTTGGCGGACGCCCTAGCTCATTCCACGGAATGACAACCGATGTCAACAAGACACTGACGATGGTCGGTGAGGGTGCGGAAAAAGACCACGTAATTGTGGGTGATTTCGTCAACTCGTTTAAATGGGGGTACGCTGAGAACATTCCGCTGGAAATTATCGAATACGGTGATCCAGACGGTTTAGGACGTGACTTAAAACACTATAACGAGATTTTGTTACGTGCCGAAGCGTTTATTGGATGGGGAATTTTATTACCAGAAAACTTTGCTCGGATTGTAGAAACGGAAGAGGTTGGTGGTTAATATGAAATATAAAAATATTAAAACAGGGGTAGTCATTGAGACTACCTCTAAAATTATTGGCGGTG